CTGCGCATCTTGCTGCGCCAAGGCGTTGTAGTACGCCTCCAACTCGGGATTAGCCGCTGCCAGGCCGGGGCTGCCGCTTGGGCGCGCGCCTGTGCCGCCAACGGACAAGCCACCACGGCCGGTTTGAAATAGCTGATTCTGCAGCTGCGCGTACTGACGTTCGCGGCTGGGCGCCAACAGATCCATCTGACGCGCCATGTAGCGCTCGGCCACCTGTTCAGGCGTTTCTGCTAGGTACTGACCGCCCAGTTGAAACAGCTGCTGCCCAGCCCGCTGCAGCGGGGCGTAGGCTTGTGGCGCCATCTCAGCTTCACTCAGCCGCTGGCCAGCCAGCGTATCTAGGCGTTCTTGGTACGCGGCCAGACGTGGATCAATCTGATACCCAGCACCTGTCAAATTACCGCTGGGGTCAAATTGAAATTGACTCTGCCCAAACCGGGTAGTTACACCTACGGGGCGGAATCGAGCGGCATCCGCCGCGATGCGCGCAGCTTCTAGTTGCGCTGCTGCGGAAGTCCTTGCGGCTTTTTCTTGTGATTTTCCACCTAGAAAACCACCTAAAAGGCTGGCGCCGCCGCCGATAAGTGCTGCCGTTACTGGCATGTTAGTACCCCTTTATCAGAACTTCATCCACCTTCGCCGGATCTTTCTCGTCAGTGGCGTGGATGCAATACCAAACACAATCTTCAATGGCTTTTATGCCATGTACCAAACCTGCTTTGACATCTATGCAAGCAGGCGCTTCAATAACTTCTATCTCATCGCCGATTAATATGGCCACACGTCCTCTAGCCAAAATCGACAAGTGGCTAAACTCATGCGTGTGTTTCAAAATAGCTTGCCCTGCTTCTACACGCATCTCTTTAGCGTACATGCCATCAGAAAAGTGATGTGTAATCTGATGGTCTGGTAAGGTTTCGACGATCATGCCGTACGCTTCCATAAATAAACTGTAATGTACGGCTGGTAGTTTGCGTTGGTGCCGCTAGAACCCTCGGTACTGTTGGATACGCTAATACTTGTGACTTGAGAACTTGTTGACTGCGGTGTTGTACCACCCACACCGTTCCTACCAGAACCATTTTGCGCCAACCCTGGCTCATAATTAAATGTGTGCGAGTGGCCTGGGTCAGTCACCGTAGCAGTGTGCGTGTGGCTTACTACGATTGCGTTTGCCGATCCACCCGTTTCTTCTGCGGTATCAAACAGCGAATTGCTTGCATCCAAACCAACCATGACGCGGCCAGCACCGAATGCCGTCCACGTACCAAAGCCCAACAACGTACCAGGATTGGTGCTGCTAGTTGCGTTGGTATAGATAGAACCTACGGGATACAACGCGCTTTTAATGGCGTCAGCGATATCTTGCACAAAAGCCGTTGTGGCCAACTTTGTGCTGTCGTCGGATGTTGACTGCGTAACTGCCGTTGTGCCAGTAGGCAGCGCAGGCGTGCCAGTAAATGTAGGGCTGGCCAGATCGGCTTTGGTGGCAATAGCTGTAGCGATATTGTTAAACTCGGTATCAATCTCCGTGCCCTTAACAATCTTGGCCGCATTGCCGGACGCCAGCGCATCTTTGGCGGCGAAATCCGTGCTCTTTGTATAGTTACTCATGTCACCCTTCCGTTTTTCGACAGAATTTCAATTTTTTGAATCGACAGCGGCGAAGCGTTAATATTAGCCTCATAGCCCGTCTGAACAATACGGCCAGTACCCGTACCTTGCGCGTATAGCGTTTGTAATGCAATACCATCGGCGTATTGCGCGACGGGGACTCCATTGGCGCCATATTCTGCCACTCCATATTCAGACACGCTTTGTGTGGGGATCTGCGTGTTCTGCGACAAATAGTTTTCGTTAAAATCGAAACCCCATTTAATCGTCAAGAACTGGTTTGTGCCGCCAATAACAACGACGCCGATGCGTTTCAATATGGACGTAACGCTCTGGTCGCCTAAGTCGCTGTGATTGGTGTAATACTGGAATCGGTACTCAGCTGTGTCATCTAAATACGTGCCGTACTTTCCGATGTAGCCGGTCTGCCCAAGCAGCAAGTCGCCATTGCGACGCGATAGTAATGCAGACGGCGTAATAGATGTCCACTGCGTCACACGCGCAGATCCGTCAGGTAAGTATCCACGCGTATCAAACACGTAGACAGACTGATTGGTTGGCAACGTCAGCAGATAGAACGCGTTGAGTTCCGAGTACACGGCTTTAATATTTGCCGCCGTCTCGCCGGCCACGATCCCCATCAAGTCGTTACGCACGTTCTTACTGATATCCCGAAACGGCGCGGACTTTTCTTGAATTGTGCGCATCAATGAACGCACGCCGCTGTTAGACAGGAAGAAAACGTCCGTAGCGGTAGGTTGGATCGAGTCGCGCGCGATGCAGCCAATGCCGACCACCGTATCGTTTAGCGACATCGTCGAAGGCGTTGTTGCGCCCTGGTAAACCAGTATCTGGCGCTTACCAAAAATGATCAGGAAGTTGTTATGCGCAGCCAAGCCGACAATCTCGTCTGGTCCTGCAGGCCATACATTGTTCACATTCAACGTGCCGGAGGTGCCGCCCGTATAGATGTGGCCGGCCAGCAAGTCCGAGAACGTCAACGTCTGCTTGTCAGCCGCAGTATTGGCAATCCACAGACGACCGTAAGCCGAGATAACGATATTGCCAGACGGCACCGTGCCGGCGTATCCCGTCTTTTCACTGACGCGGCGGTAGGTCGTGGTGCTAACTGCCGGATCGTAGATCAGCGGGTCATGGCCTGTCTGAAAGAAATACGTGATGCCATTAAGGGACGCGCACTGCCAGTTGTTGGCCGTGATGGTTGGGGCGGTACCCCCTCCCCCGTAGGTCAACTCGACAACTGCATTGCTGCCATCGAGCTTAAAAATCTTGTTGTTGCCGGCAAACAGGATCGTGTACGTGCCATCGGCGACCACCAGCTCATGGATGACGCCGGGGTCATTTGCGCCCAGATTGCCGGAGCTGCTGTTGACTTTAGACCAGCCGGCTCTCGCACCCACCCGGCCATACTGATCGATGACGCAATTCGTCGCCACCAAAGCAAACCCCGCGTTCAAATCGAGCGGCGAATCTTGGGTGTTCAGGCCGTAAAAGCCTGGCGCCGAGATCGTATCGATGCGCAGTGGCTGGCTCATGAGGCGTAGAACTCCTGCATTTCTGGGAACCGCGTGGCTTCCAAAGCAATGTAGTCGGACAGCATTGATTTATACAGCGCGTAAGCTTCTGACGAGTTCAGACCGCCATCTTCGCCGCGCTCAACCAAGGCGCGGGCGTAGGCATTCTGTGCCACCAGCACATCCGGCACCAATACCGATGTTGAATCCGAAGTCAGCGTGGCTTGTGGAACAGACAGGAAAAACTTGATGGAGTAGACGCCGTTAGGGCGTCCCCACAGTTGTACCTTGGCGTCGCCGTTGCCGTCCACGCCTTCGAAGCAATATTCAGTAGGTACGGCGGTCACTTGCGGCTGCAAGTTCTGCTTGCGGCGCATCTCGCCAACAGGAATGACTTCCATGACGACATTGCTGGTGGTGTTTAACGGATCGCTGGTAACGCGAAATTTCTGACCAGCGCCAGTCAACGAATATTCGTATGTAGCCGATGTCGTGGTAAAGGTGATTTCTTGGCCAAGCGCGTTCCAGTCGTAAGCGTCCTCGATCTGGCGCTTGGCGTCATTGACGAATTTGCCAATGAGGGAAGAATAGGTAGTCAAGTTGACGGTCGTTACCTGCGTCTCCCGCAGGCGAGCTAACACATCGTTGACGAGTTCTAGGTAGGTCATTTGCTTTTCGCCTTATTCCTTGCGGATATAGCTTTAGCTTTTACCTTTGCATCTGCCTTGGATGTAGCGCCCCAAGCGTTTAAGGACAACAGCAGCCGGGTGGGCTTGCCGTCTACACGCTCCGGACCGGGCATATTGCCCATCCTGGCAAGAAAAGAAGCTCGTCGTGGGTTGTCGCCGGATTTTACCGGCGCTTTGAGGTTGCCCCCAGTTGTTGCATTATAAGACTCCCTGCCCTTGGCATTCAAGCCGCCTTTTGCATTTTGACCGGCTTTTCTTTGCCAAGCGGGTGTCTTCATTTTTTCCTCGGTTTAGCCGTTTTAGCGGATTCCTTAAACGCAGCGGCAGTCGGCGCGCCTTTGGAGCCAGGTTTTCTCATCTTCTCGCCAGACCCCGCCTCGATACGCTTACGTTTGGCGTTGATGTTGGCGTACAGGCCGGCCTTCATTTCTTGGCCTTTTTCTTAGCCATGCCGGCCATGCTAAGCCCGATCGCTACCGCCTGTTTCTGCGGGTAACCCTCTTTGCGCAGTTTGCTGATCTTGGCCGAAGCAGCTTCCTGCTTGCCTTTTTTCGTGTATGGGTACTTCTTTCCGTCAACCATTGGCATGATGTCACCCCTTATTTGAAAAACAGTCTATCTGCAGCAAAAGTCAGTATGCCACCCAAAGCGGACGCGATGGTCATGCCCATCCAAAAGCCACCTTTGGACTTATTGGCCATCTCCAGCAGCTGCTTGACGTCATTACGCAGCGCGTGGATTTCTGACTGCATGAGTTCTACTTGCGCTTCCAATTTGCCAAACTCTCTCGGGTCAATTTCCGACATTTTCCATCTTCCTTGGCCGCCCCTGCCGTTTTGCTGGCGGGGATAGGGTTACCAGACTAGCCGCTTCGCTGTGTATATCCTCGGGCACATCGACGCGGATATAGCCTTGATGGCCTTTCATGCTGTCGATGTCGTGCTGCAAAGTAAACGTGACCGTCTGGCCACTGGATAGACACTTAAAAGTTGCCATGAAACCTCCTGATGGCAAGACGGGGGCCAAAGCCCCCGGCTTTTACGCCAATGAACGTGCGATTACGAGACGCAGAGTAGCTGCTGCCAGATCGACGGTACCGCCGGTTTCGTTCTGGAAACGGATACTGACCACGTTAGCAGCACTGACGTAAGCGGTCACAATCAGACCGGCTACATCCACTGCCAAAGAGGCGCTAAGCACCATGTCGCCCAAGGCTACGCCGGGGACGGCTACGGTGTCGGTGTCACCTGCGCCGTCAGACAAGCTGTCGGCGTTAAGTGAAGCGCGTACAAGAAAAGTATCGCTGTAAAGCCCGCGAAACTGGTCATTGCCAGCGCGGACGACGACGGATGTTGCATTTGCCATGATGTTCTCCTAATTAGGTTAAAAACCCCCGGCCGAAGCCGGGGAGTTTAATTAGGCTGGAACAGCCAGTGCAAAGGCCGAGGACGATGTTGCAGCGCCGACGGTTGCAGCAGTACGCATTGCCTTGACACCGTAGAGCATGTCAGAGGTGAACAGCGTGCCCAGGTATTCCTGCTTGTACTGGGTCTGCGAACGAACGCCCATCTGCTCAACCAGCACCATTGACTCCTTGTGACCCATCAGGCAGATACGGTCAGCGCCTGTGTTACCAGCACCGAAGTCAGCGTTGGAAGTGACAAACACGGGGATGCCGTACAAGTTGCCGATTTCGCCGTTACGGATGGCGCTGCCGTCGCCGACAAATGCCTGTTCGGTGTAGCGAGCCAGACCCATCAGGGTGTTACGGCTAGATGGTGGGATGATGAAGAAACGGCCATCCATCGGGGTGTCGTTGTCGTCCAGACGCTGGATGGTGCGACGAATCGCAGCATCGGTCAGGGCAGCAGCGTTGGAGGTCGTGCTGTTATAAGCAGTCGTACCATCCGAGCCGATATAGGCTTTGGTTGTAGTGTTGCTGGTGGCGTAGTCGTCAGTGCCAACGGTTGCGCCATTAAATGCGCGGCCGAGCTGAACCAGATCGGTGTCTACTTGCTTAGCCAGCGCATAGCCGGCGTCGTTGGTGTAGAACTGACGCAGCGAGTTCAGAGCTTGGGCTTCGACGATGTCTTCGATTAGGCGGCTGTACTCGTAGTGCTTGTTGATCAGAATCTGGACTTCAGATTCAGTTGCAGCGATCAGCGTGACGGCATTGGTCGCCACTTTGGCCGAGGCGCTGCCACGGGTTGGGGCAGGAACGTGAACGGTGTCACCTTTCTTGCCTTTGAAGTTCATCTTCATAACGGCGTTGGCCAGAACCAGGTTCTTTTTGTAGGCCGCAACAATTTCATCACTCCAAATCTCTGGAATAAACGTTGCTGCTGTCGTTGTCGTTACGCTATTTGCTGGGCTAAATGCGGTTGCCATGTCTAACTCCTAAAGTCAAAAGTAAATTTATTTGACCCGGCCTTCTGAATACGCCGCCATAATTTCGTCGGACAGCGCGTCATATCGAGCTGGATCGGTCATTTTCAGCCGAATAAGGTCAGCTCTGCGGTAGACACGTTTCGAACTCTCCCCAGTGCCACCTGTATCCACTTGCGCTGCTTTTAGCGACTGCTGGCGAGCCTCCTTACCGGATTGCTCGACCTGCTTTTGCTTAATGCCACGCAACTGCTTGTAGGTGCTTAGCAATTCATTGGCCGCATCGAAATCAAACTGCGCGTCAGCTCTGGTGTAGAGTTCGAGTCGTACCTGAGACGATTTAATCCACGTCTCAAAGTCCTTGTCAGCCCCGATTTCCATGAAATCTGGGTGCTCTTGCGCCAGACGCTGCTGAGTTTGCATCCGTTTGAACTCGATACCCGCCTGGCGGGCAGCGACAACATCAGGATGTGTCTCAACGGTCTTCTGAATCGCCTTTTTAGGGTCATCAAAAAAGTCTACTTCAGGCTCTACCTGCTCAACAGGTTGAGATTTTGACGAGAGATTCTGCTTAATCAGCTCATCGGCAAGTTTTCGCACTTCCCCGACTTCCTGCGCCTGGCGACCAATGACCTTTTCGGCCTCTTGGTGCATCTTAACGACATCCTCGATCGACTTGCCGCGATAGCGGTCAGGTAGTTCTGGGATTTCGGGCGCTGCGTACTCGGGTAGTTTTGCTTCCTCTGCCTCTAACTCACTAGGCATCTCTGGTTCTTTGTCAATCAACATGTCGAAGTTCCTTTTCCTGCCATCTTTTGGTTCTCAGGATTAAACATGAACAGGGCATTTCTGCTTATCTGTTCGCCTTCTGCTCGGATTTTAGCTTGTCTCGGTGGCTTTTATCAAACTTTGCGTGAGCTGTAGGAAACGCTCCCGACCACCCTTCCAATTTAAACGCCGGCGCAGATATGGTGCGGCTGGCCGTCTTGCCGCAATTGCAACGAACTACCTTGTCTTCATACTCGACAAATCGTTCGATGCGCTCTCCGCTTTCGCAGAGAAATTCAAATATCTTTCTCATTGAGTGCCTCGTATGCCTCTTCGCTGACCTGTTTCAAGGTTTTCAGCCAATTTAGAATAGATAACTCACCCTTTTTAAATTGTAAATCTTTTTCGTCTTGGATTGTAGCAACATTGTTCAAAGACGTTATCATTAAGTCAATATCTTCCAGCAGATCGCGCCAGCCCTGGTGGGTCATCATGGCGAACCGATCTTCGTAATAGCGCTGCAGTTCAGGCGTCATCATCTACTCTGGCTTTGGATATTTTGTTTTGACTGCATCAATGGCTGCTTTCCATGCGTCATAGCCGCCGTGGTACAACAGGTCAAACTGATCCGCGAATGACGGGTATTCTGCTGCGCGTTTTTGAGCATAAGTACGAACATCTTCTGGTGGTGGTGGATTTACAAATGAACTGCCATCATAACTTGCACCAATATGCACAAACATTGGTGCTTCGATAAGAGTTATAGCGTTAAAGCAATCTAAACTTGGGACTTCCCATAAATCCACAACCACACCATTTTCAACTCTTGCGGCTCTCATTATGAAAACTCCCATATTTCAATGTAACCAGCACCGCCAGCACCGCCAGCACCGCCATTTCCACCTGCACCACCACCGCCACCACCACCAAATACACCAGCGCCGCCAGTTGGGCTATTAAAACCAGCGCCGCGACCTCCTCCACCCCATATTCCGCTGCCGCCAACACCGCCAGTTCCGTTAGCTTGTGCCGCATCGCCCTCGGTTCCACCATTACCACTACCGCCTCGCACATTTAAATCACCGCCAGTTGGTGTTGTTCCTACTCCTGCGTTACCACCATAGCCAGCGGCGCCAGTTCCTCCCGGATTACCACCACCACCAGCAATTCCAGCTATAGTAGTAGCGCCACCAGTTCCACCAGCGCCATTAATCGCGCCGCCAGCTCCGCCAGCGCCAACTGTATATGCATATGATGATGCGGCAGAGGCTATATAAATTTCTGCATACCCACCAGAGCTACCACCACCACCAGCAAACACTCCAGTTGACCCACCACCACCACCACCACCACCAGCAATGGTGCGAATTAAAACTGATACCGTATCGCTTGGGTTAGTCCAAGTTCCACTTCCTGCTGATGTGTATCTAGTTATGCGTAAAAGCGATTTACCTGCGCTAATAGCTATATTGCCTGACCCAAGTAGGGAAGTGCTATTTACGGTTTTTATGTTTGTGCCAGAAACAAGTGTCTCTTGAGCGCTTAAATTTGTTCTAGCATTAGCAGCGGTAGTTGCTCCAGTTCCACCATTTGCAACAGCTACGGTACCCGTCACATTACTAGCCGTGCCCGTTGTATTTTGGTTTAGTGTAGGAACATCTGCAGCTTGAATAGCCGACATAACCACATCGGTACCATTACCGCGCAGATATTGACCTGATGTAACCGCGCCAGCCAGCGCATCCATTGCATTTTGTCTTGTGGTCTGGCCTGTACCGCCATTGGCGATCGGCAGTGTGCCTGTTACTTGAGTTGCCAGGCTAACGTTTGAGAGCGTGCCACCTAGTGTCAGGTTGCCGCTAGATGTCACCGTGCCTGAGAGGCTAATACCGTTAACCGTGCCGGTGCCGCCAACGCTTGTGACCGTGCCAGTGTACTGATCGTTCGACGTGATGGTGAAATTAGGGTACGTACCACTGATGCTAGTCGTCCCAGCACCTGTCAATGCCACCGTCTGATCCGGTGCCGTGTTCGTAATCGTGAAGTTCGGATAGGTGCCAGAGGTCGAGATGCCCGTGCCAGCAGTCAGTGCCACCGTCTGGTCAGGCGCGCTGTTGGTAATCGTGATCGTTCCAGCGCCTTCCGTGATGCTAATGCCGGTGCCGTCAGTAAGTGTGTTTTTCTCCCACAGACTGGTCGTAGCGTTATAGATCAACACCTGGCCATTGGATGGATTCTGTGCTGACACATTGTGCAGCTCATCCATCTCATAGCCGTTTTGAATGCGTACCTCAATCGTGCCCTGATTGACATGGCTACGCGTGACAACACCCACGTATACCAAATGGTTGGGCGCGTACTGCTTAGTTGAAGTGTAAGCGCCGGCTGTAGACGAACTTAAATACAACTGCGTGCCTGCAGCGAAAGACGAAGTGTCTAATCCATCTAATTCACCCGCCAAAATTGCATAGCCGTTTTGGTTGTTGGGTATATCTACCTGTATCAACCCAAACGTTTGTGCGGAAGTAGAATCGCTTGTCGCCAGAGCTTTAGTAACGGTAGCTTTATTGCCCGCTGCACCATTGATGTACACCACCGTACCTTTGGTGAGCGTTGCGCCTGTCTCATTCCTAACCTGTGCTATCAGTCTCGGGGATGAGTACGTCGCTAAATCGACCGCCGACCCAGTGGTTGTGACGGTAATACTGCCGTCGGCGGAAGCGACTGACGTCACCAATTCCGACTGGTCTATTTTCTGCCATGCGGTGCCATTAAACAGCAACCAATCGCCAATCTGCCAATCCGTAATGCCATTTAAGTTAGTCGAGCCTGCTGTGGCAACAACGTAGTAATACCCATTAGTACCAACGCTAGAAGTTAGCGTTGGTGTGTTAGTAGACGCATCCCATGTGCCTTGATAGCTCAATCCGCCCGCAACGGAGGCCCACGAAACAGCCGTCCCATTGGTGGTGAGAAACTTACCGGCATTTCCCGTCTGGCTAGGGTAAATGTTGTTGATCTGGGTCTGTAATGACGCCAAAGCATCAAGCACGGCTTGCGACGTACCACCGCCATTGGCCACAACTCGAATTTTCTCTGCTATATCGGGCGCAACGACCTCACCAACGTTGATTTCACGCCCGTTTGAGAGCGAAATCACCAAAGATCCGTCGAAATCAATCTTAGCGTCGGTTACCGACACCCCGTCAACCCCATCCACACCATTGACGCCGTCGCGGCCAGCTGGACCGGCGGGGCCTTGGGCGCCATCACGGCCTGGACGGCCATCTAGACCATCTCGACCGTCCGATCCGTTGGTGCCATCCCGGCCGTCACGTATCGAATTGACCCTAGCAGTGATTTTGTTGCCTAGATCATCGTATTTCGCCCGAATATCGGCTTCAATCTTCCGTAGCGCATCGACGACCACCCCGACGTTCTCGCTGACACGTCGTTTCTGGTTGCCACGGGCTTCTTGCAAGGTGGAGCGAACCGACTCCAGAACAGCAGTCTGCTGCTCTGGCGTCATGTTCTGCAGGATTAACTGCTTAGCTAGGCTTTCAACGTCCACCAGACAGCTCCTTGGTCAATTCTTCCAAGAAATCCTCTTCCATACCGCTGATCTTGTTCTGCTTTTCCGCCATTTGCATCTCAACAATCTTCGATTTGTTCTTGATGTCGGCTTCTTTTAGCATCAGCTCAGCGATCTTCACCCGTTTGTCGAACTCTTTGGAGGCCAATTCGGCATCATTGGGCAGATTCTGCGTGTTGGCCGCCATAATCTTGCTCTGCACCTCGATTGGCTTCAATTTCGTCTCGATCGTGGTGTTGATCGCTTCCGCCCGGTTGCGCTCAGCCTGTGTCTGATTGACCGCAATCTGCGACTGAGCCGCTTGCATAGCCAGCTGCTGTTGCATCATCGCCGCTTGCTGCGCTTCAGGGTTCGGCTGCGCCATCTGCGTCAAGGACTCCATCAACTCCATGCGGTTAGACAGCGAGCTGTTGGCCACGATCCCTTTCAGAATCAATGGCAGCACAGGCGTGTCAGGACCCAACGTCTGCAGGAGCGCAATAAACTGCGCCTGCTCGTACTCGCGCGCGATGATGCCCAGTGTGGCTGTCGGCACGAAGTTCAGATCGACCGATGGATAGCGCTCGGGGTCGAACTGCATGTACCGGAAAGCCGCTTTTTTGATGAACGGAATCAGGAAATCTTCCTGAAAGTTCACCAGCGTGCGCTTGTACTTCTTAATGATCGTGGCCACTGCCATCGACATGCCGGCGTTGCCGCCATCGCGGGCGACTTGGCTCACCATGCCTTGGCTGTCCAGTGTGCCTGTGGCTTGCAGGAGCATGCGCTCGAAGGCTTGCGCGGTCGTCAGGTTGCTGCCGTCCGTCTGACCGAACTTGAACGGGAACAGAATCTCGCTTGGGTTGCCGTTGGTCATGAACGCCTTGCCGGGGCGCACTTCAAACTTTGCACCGCGTGGCAGACGTGTGGCGTCCATCGCCACCATCGGAACGGCAGTCAACGCCAGCGAGTCCAGATGCGTTCTCACCTGCGCATCGATCGCCTTTTGCATGTTGTAGGCTTTCTCCACCGTACCACGGCCAGGCAGCCGGTTGGGCACCGTGTCGTCCTGATACGTCAGTACCGGACGATCCTTCATCATGTACGGGTTCTCTTCGGCCTTTAGCAGCATCCCATCGTTACCGATGACGATGATGGCCTCGACCATGTCGCTGTAGTCCTCGGCAGGCGAGTCGTCGGGGAACAACTCGACCATTTCCTCGTCTTCTTTGTTCAGCTTAGCGATGTACTCTTTAGGCACCAGGCCGTAGTACGTCAGGAGCTTCACCTTCTCGTTCTGGTACTGACTGACCTCTTGTGTGGGCTCCAAGTCGGTGTCGTCGTAGGTCGGCACGATGTTGACCTTACGATAGACGCCCTTCTCAATGTTGGCCACCACCTTGTGGATCGACACGTACTTCTCGATTGCCACACCCATGCAGTCGTCGACCGACGTGCCGTTCGGATCCCACAAGAAATTCTTCGGGTTCACCGGTATCGGTTTGACCGATACGCGCTCCACCTCTTGCACACCGATGGCCGCTTGGCCAGCCATGCCAGGGATCGGCTGGGTCGCTGGGATGTATTCCTTCTCCATCGTCGTCGTGATCTCGGCGATACCCGTGCCATAGATCTCAGCCAACAACTCGATCTGATCGACGTACTTCCTAAACTTGTCTTTCTTCAGATCCTCCATCATCTGGATCTTCAACATCTCGACATCCATCGGATTGCCGTTGATGTCTTGGACGTCGTCCTTGATGTCGAAGTATTCCCCAGAGCCGAAGATCGCTTCCATGATCTCTGCATGGCGCGTCTCAACGGCCTGCTGCGTCATGGGGGTCACAATACGGGAGCGTTCAGAGTCGCGCGTCTTGTCTTCAACAGCCCACTCGCCACGGAAGATGCGCTCATATTCTTCCCATTGCGGGAGGAAGTTCACATTACGGTAGTCGCGCCAGCGGTCGCAATGGTCAACCACGAAAGCGATAAGCTCTTTATCGTTTTCCGTGGGTTCGTCAAAATCGTTTTGGTCCATCCTAGATCCCCGAAATTATATCCATCGGCTCCCATTCATCGTCAGCGTCGCCTTCGAAGTAGGAAGTCACCGCCAACTGGTCAATGTAGGATAGCGCGTCGGGTAGGTCATCGTGGACGCCTTGCGCAGGAAACATGAGCAGCTGGTCTAAAAACGTATCAAAGTCACCTTCCTGATTCAGCACGATCCTGCCGTGCTCGAACCGACCCTGGAGGCTCCATATGATCCGGTCAGCCTTTTTCCGGTTGCCATGCGTGAGATCAACTATGTGAGAATATACATTATTCTTGCGCATTAAGTCACTCAAATAGGGCAAAACCGCGTTTTTTAACGCGCCCCGTTCGATCCCCACACTTAACGGCCGGTAGTCCCGCATGGCCATCAGAATCTTAGCCGCCGTCTCGCGGATGTCCCAGCGCCCATGCTGGATGTCTTTCACGAACCACTTGCCATCGTCCGTCACTTTGACAATCGCGATCGCCGTCTCGTCCAGCCGCTTTTTCGAGTTCGCTGCCTGCTTGGCCACTTCCTCAAACCCAGCCAAGTCCACCGCCACGAAGTAGCTGCCGTAGTCCGGCTCCTCGCCGTACTTGATCCACTCGTCCCGGAAAATATCGGAGCCCGCATTGTCGAAGCTCGCCATGTACTCTTGCTTAAATGCAAACGTCGATAGCGTCTTTTTTGCTGACTCAATTTCCTTCGGGTCGATCAACGGATTATCTTTGGTCGTGAAGTGCCAGCTCTTCCAGTCCTCGTCCTCGCCACCCTGCCCCAACTTGTACAGGTCGTTGAACCAGTTCCTGCCCTTGGGCGTGCCGATGAAGAGACCTCGCCCTTTCTTGTCTGAGAGCGACGCGCGGATGACCTGCTCCCACGCTTCCGGTTTGATGTCGGCGACCTCATCCAGCACGGCGTAGGTCAGCGAGACGCCTCGCAGGGTGTCGGGTCGATCCGCGCCTCTGACGTAGATCACCGCGCCGTTGATTAGCGTGATGTCCTGGTTGTTGACGTGACTGCCGGCGATCACGTCCCGTCCCAAATCCAGCAAGACGTTCCAGATAATCTGCCGGGCTTGGCCGTTCGTGGGCGCTACATATAAGACAGCCGAGCCGGACGGGCAGCGCAGCCCTTCGATGAGCAAGGTGGTCGCCGCCAATCTGGACTTGCCGCACCGGCGACCGGCTGCAACGACCTTGAATCGGGTGGAATCGTTGAAGACCTCTTGCTGCCACGGCAGCAGCTGGAAGTTAAGGTCCGACATAGCCGAAGGGGTCTTTGTACATAAACGCGGGTTCTGGTGGCGCTGACGCGGGCATTTGCTGCTGTTGCATTTGCATCATGTCGCGATCCATGACCTGATGCAGCCAAGAGTCGCGGGCGTTTAACGCCTCGCTGGTTGGGTAGATCGGCCACTTACCGGCGTCGATGTCTTTTTTCCAAACCTTAAACAACTCTTTTTCGCTGTCGATGATCTTGCCGTTGACGTAACCGGGCACCGACACGAACTGCCCCTTGTACTTGCCTGACGGGATTTCAATCCCTGTGGCGTAGATCGTCACCGGGTTCCCCTCGGCGTCGCGCCCAGGATTGGCCATATTGGCGCGGTGGTACATCACTTTGTTGAGTTCTTGGGGCGTCAAGCCCAGCTTGCTTAGATAGTCATCCATCGACGATGTCCTTGATCTCCGGCTGGCCGATGCCGGTAATGGTGATGTTGATCGCGCTGCGCTGGGCGGCGGTCTTCTCGAACAGGCTCGCCGGCAGTGCGCGATCCATACACATCTTCAAGGCGGCCATCTGGCCTGGGTGGCCGTCGTCTAACGCGATCGTAATGACCTTCTGCACGACGTCAGCGCCCTTGCCCTCGATGAGCATCTGCTTCAACTCTTTGATGCGCTGCGTGTCAGTCTTTGGCAGCGTCGCTGGCGGCACGTACGGTGGGTCTTTAATCGGGGCTGGCATAGCTTTTTTCCTAGGGTGGAAGCTGTTAGCGCGATTGTAGCGGCTTTTTTGGCCGTGTGGTCGTTTTCCCTTTTTCAGAGGGTAGGGGGCTGCCCCGAATATTATATAGAGGTCAGACCCCCCTCCCCCCTATGTTGTCAACCTGATAATTATCAAACTGACATCAAAATCAATAGCATCCAACTATCAGCCGCGTTTTACATAACGTAGGTTATTGGTGCGCATAATCGGCGGCGATAGGTGCCGGCTATGAGCGAGAGGGGTGACTATCGATATCCAGGATTCGATAGGGGAAGGCTATGGGGTGGGGCGCAAAGGTAAATGCGTGGGGCACCATTTTCAGGGTACTTCACGGCCGTCAGTTAATTAGGGTCAGACCCGTTTAAATCCTTAGCATTGTCAGCCTGGCAATGCATTTGCTGATACCAGTCAAGTAGATTCTTGAAGCCGGCGCTGATATCGCCGTCACCGGCATGAGCGAGAATCGCCGCTTCAGTATCGGTTAAATGGCGCAGGAAATTGCGTGTGCGAATCGACGCGGGTCTACCAGCAGGCATAGTTATCACTCTGACATGGTCAAATGGTCAAATGGTCATGCAATTTTAATCGCTCAGACCCCCAGCGCAAAATCAAAATTTTTGCGTGACGGCACGGGATTCTGGCGCGCACGGCACGGGATTCCCATATATTACTTACTACTATTTACTAACATCTAAAAATAAATGACCATTTGACCATTATTGGCCAAAACCTAGGCTACAAGCGGGTTTTGCCATGGTCATTCACCCTCGCCAAATGACCATTTCATGACCATTTCACCCCCTAAATGACCATTAGAACCGCGTATCGCAAATAAATGCAAAACAATCCTTGACATTGCAAAGAAATGTCTTATAATGGTTCTCAGCAACACAATAATTTATTCACTCAAGCGGAGAAAAAATCATGACTAAATTCGAGACTAAACAAGCGGCAATCATTGAATCGCACGTCGACGCCGGTAATGACGTATCAGCGGCGCGCATCTTGTCTTCGCTGATCCGCGTATCACGCACGGCGAAAAGCCGGCGCGATCTGATCGCACTAGCAGAGGGTCTTCGGTTAGCCGGTCATCCGGAATTCAGAATCTAAATCAAACGGCCGGCGCAAGCTGGCCACTATCGGAGAAAAGAAAATGAAAGACTCAACCGCGCTAATCCTGACATCAGTCTGCTTCAATATCCTGACAATCGCCGCCGTCATTACTGGCGCGCCGATCGCCGCTTGTGCCGCGCTCTGTTTCGCTGGCGCCGCGATTATGGGCTTTGGTTTTTACAATCTCGCAAAAGATAATTAAGGGGCACAATATGAAAACCAATTCTCAATTGCAAAATCAATCCCGCTTATTTGCTGCTGTTCGCGCAAAACAGCAGCAGAAACATATCGGCGAAACAATCGAAACCCTGATTTTTGGCCGTATGGTAGCGGGCAAAATTATCGCGGTTCATCCGTTCGGCACTGTTGATCTTGAATTGCCAAACGGCAATTGTGTCCGTGTGTCCGGCATTGCTTTGAACTAATAGGGGCAAAACAATGAAACCGACCATCCTCGAAATCGCTTGCGCCGTGTTCGGCTTTGCATCACTCGCGCTATTTGTTTTTATGTTGCTGGCTTACTAACTTATAGGAGAACCGACCATGAAAGAGACGACATTTTTTGGCCATGAACAATTCGTTTGCGTTTGGGATACGTCAACGAACGGATTTATTACCGAAATTCATCCGGCTGGATTTTTCATAAAAGACAACGGCTATTCCGAAGACGATATCGAAACGCTCGCAAATCTACGGATCAGTGAATCGGCCGACATTAGCGGCGCGACACAGCTGCACTATGTAATGCGCATTGCTTAATCAATTACGAGGGAACCGACCAAATGCAAAACCCATTCAAAGCACAATTAAAACGTGAAAATCTACCTTACCGGCCGATTCTAGGTGAATCCAGCGCCAAAACGATCAAAGGCGAAAAAATCGGCTATTTGACGGCTATTTGTTACCTAGTGCCAGATGAAAAGCTTTGCCCGTTCGCACAATTGGCCGGCTGTTTTGACGGCTGTTTAAAATCGGCCGGCCGCGGCGCATTTAATGCCGTGCAAGCCGCTAGAGCCGCGAAAACGGCATTCTTTCGCGAGAATCAGCGCGCATTCATGCTATCAATGGCTGCCGATGTATGGTCGCATGCGCGCAGAGCCGAAAAGCTTGGCCTGATTCCACTGGTACGGCCGAACGGCACAAGTGATATTCCTTTCGAAAATATTCAGATTGACGGCAAAACGATTTTCCAGCTGTTCCCGCTCGTTCAATTCTACGATTACACGAAACACCCCTCACGCAATCTAACCGGCAAAACGGCCGGCAACTATGATTTGACGTATTCATTCAGCGCCATTACTCCGAAACCGATCTCAATCAAAGGCCTGATCAATCCGGCCAATAAACGCACGGCCGTGGTATTCCAGCGCCAGGCGGATATACCGGCCGAATTTCGCGGATGGCCGGTCGTTGACGGCGACGATACGGATGTACGTCATATCGAGCCGACCGGCGTGGTAGTGGCTTTATATGCCAAAGGGAAAGCAAAACGCGATACCGGCGGTTTCGTTCAAATTAAGGGGAGAGATTATTGATGCGTACCATAACCGCAAAATATACGGGCACGTGCGCGGCCACTGGCGCGCGCATATTGGCCGGCGATTTAATCCAATGGTCTAAGGGCCGTGCCGTGCTACTCGAGCGGCGCCGCACGGCCGTGGATACGATCACGCTCTACGGTGAACACGGCGCGCGCACGTATTATCAAAACGCGCGCGGCCGCTGTATTGATGCGCCATGCTGCGGTTGCTGCACTATCTAACCAGGGAAAAACAATGGCAAAACTCAAAACCGCAATTCTGCGCGCGCAAGAAACCGCCGAAATTACCGGCGCCAATGAATCACTACTTTGGCAAGCGCGCGCGGCCTTATCAGATGCAATCAATAATCCCGAACCCGACGAGGGTCTGACAAGCGCTGAAAAAGCGCTGTTCCTGATCAATACTTACCTTTTGGAGACTGAACTATGCAAACGATAAAAGTAGATGGCACCACGTACACACTCAAATTCGACAAAGACCCGATTCAATGGGCGAAACTTGCCCGCAAGGCATGGAAACCAAAGAAACCGAAAGATATCCGCAAGTTTCCGAAGGATTACGCCGGTACGATGTCAACGGCCGAATATGTGCGCCGGTTTGAAAACCTAAATTTTTTGGTGCCAAGCGACTATTTCCCGCGTTTAAACGTCGAAAGCACCGCGCAGTACGATCTTACCATGCCACTACTTGAGGATCTGACCGATGAAAACGCAAACTGACATCAGCGGCCTGCAATGGCCGCAACACTTGTGGCCGTACACGTACACGCACGGCGATATCGAGCTGCTCTGCTTTGTCGACTGGGAACCCGCAGATCGGTCTGTAGGCTGGACCGGCGGCGCCTGGTTAATCCACGCGTTTGCCGGCGGCGTGGATGTGGTCGATTTACTGAAGGATCACATCAT